TTAGGCATAAGCAAGAATTTATCAATAGTATCTATACACCGAATGACACTAGAATTAAAAAGGTTTAATATGCGTGATATTACATTTAAGCCCGACGAGAACAAGGGTCCAGTGATTGTTATGATTGGGCGTCGTGATACAGGTAAGTCATTTTTGGTAAGAGATTTATTATTTTATCATCAGGATATACCGATTGGAACTGTCATATCAGGAACAGAAGCAGGTAACGGGTTCTATGCAGCTCACGTCCCAAAGTTGTTTATTCACGAAGAATATAATACAGTGTTAATTGAGAACGTGCTGCGACGTCAGAAAACGGTGTTAAAACAAGTGAATAAGGAGATTGAACAGTATCGCAAGTCGACGATTGATCCACGTGCGTTTGTTATATTGGATGATTGTTTATATGACCAATCTTGGACACGCGATAAAATGATGCGTTTGCTATTTATGAATGGTCGTCACTGGAAGATTATGTTGATTATTACAATGCAATATCCATTGGGTATCCCTCCCAATCTGAGAACAAATATTGATTATGTATTTATATTAAGAGAACCGTATCTTACCAACAGAAAGCGTATTTGGGAGAACTACGCGAGTATGTTTCCGACATTAGAAGCGTTTTGTGGGGTGATGGACCAGACGACGGAGAACTATGAATGTCTGGTGATTAATAACAACGCCAAGTCCAACAAATTGAATGACCAGATTTTTTGGTATAAAGCGGAGAAACATCCCGATTTTAGACTAGGGTCAAAGGAGTTTTGGGACATATCAAAGGGCATGGGCTCGGACGATGAAGAGGAGGCGTATGACCCAAGCAAGGGCAAAAAACGTAGTGGTCCAGCAATTAATGTAAAAAAGAATAAATGGTAAATAAATGAAATAAGTGCTACAATAACCGAACGAATTATTTATGGGTCATACATATCCTCGTTTTCTTCTTCAAACTCCGAATCAAGATCAAATGATTCATTGTCTATTATTGGTAGTGCAAACTGCTCGTGCCGTGTTCTCACGTCGCTATATACATTTCGAGCAAGTAAATTAAACTCGTCGTCGCTGTTTTCCTCTGCATTCTGCTCGGCATCGGCGTCGTCGTTTTCGTCTGCTTGTTCGAGTTGGTCGATATCAGACGGGGTCAGTTCGGCAGCATTTTCTTCTACTAATGTATCGTCATCGAATTCTGCTTCTTCTTCATCATCATCTTCGTTTACAAAATGCGTATGTGAATTTTGTGTATGGTAGTCGTCATTTTCTGAACGGAGTGCGGCATGCGAGGTTAGGAAAGACGCAGCATCGTCACGAGGACGTTTAAATTCAATGTGATCACAATTAAACGTTGGCTCCCCGACGACCCGCCTATTCTTTATTTTATACAATCGTCGCCCAAATTGGGGGTTGTGCATATGAAATATATGCAGCTTGTGAATTAGTACGCATTTTGAACGATGTCTAACGCTGCTGTCAATCGAATAGTTCATTTCTAGGTATAATCGCAAATAGGGTTTGAATATGCGCACCAACTCGTCGTCGGGGAAATCTTCGTCAATCTTGATATTTGTATTAAATGACAGCGCATTATATATATAATCAACCAGGGTTTCTTTATCTTCGTTCTCAATGAACCGATGAATGTATTTTTCGCGGATCAACACTTGATTGTCTCGTTTGAATTTGGTAATATTGAAGTTGCAGAGAAAGAATTGGTACAAGATGTCGGGCGTTCGCATTAGCCGATCTTTAATTTGGAAATAAATATTATACAGGTCCGATTTTGAAAACGGCATTTTGTTGTAGGGATTTTTTATGGGTATCGGCTCGGATATAAAGTAAGGCGAGTTGCACAGGGATGTTTCTATGATTTTATTCAAATCTGTGATTGTAAACAAATACCGATAATTGTTTTGTAGCAGGACAATCACATTGCGATCGGTAATTCGTATTTCATTTAAATACAAATCGGTGTTCATTATTATTGGAGCACGCTTCATCTTACATATATGCACAAACCGACACAATGCAGTGTAATGTCGTTGACTGCGAATATGTAATTTCATAATGTATATTTTGACTTCGTCGGATATGAAAGTCAATCCATTTACCATGCTAAAATGTTCAAACTTGGTTAATATACCAATCGAGGATGCATTGTTACGAGGCTTTATGTGAAATATCATATGTTGAACTAGATTACTGCTAGAATGGGTGCCGAATTGCTTAATCGCATTATCAATGTCCATTTTCATATAAGCTGCACGATTATTCATACTTAAATTGGTAAGGTCAAAGTGATATTGTTCATCGGTTAGCGAATGAAGCTTGTGGACGATGTATGAAAAGGTATTCATTTTTGAATGATGGTTGATGCAAATAGTGGATATATATAGCAATCAATTTTCCAACAGGAAACGTTGTTAATTTATTTTGTAATAATAAAAATTATTTTTACAAAATCTAATGGGTATCGCAATCAATTTCTTCCAGCGCTTTATTGCAACAAATCGCAATATCACTCATTATAATGCATAATTTGGACATGGTTACACAGCAACACTCAATGCCGTTTAACGATATGCACCAAGAGTATGCGCAGCATTTAGCGGCAACGTGAACGTTTTCCTTCTTGGTCATACAACATTTTTTAACTGGAACTTCCTCGCGCATAATGGGAGTAACCTCTTCTGGTTTTGTGGGTTCTTTTGTTGCAGGTATTAATGGATCATCTAGTGATAGCTTTGTGGGTTCTTTGATTTCTTCTTTGGCGGACATGTATATACTGCCTAAATATATTTTTTGGGAACTAGACGAATAAATGCCAAAGGATACGGCCAAATGATTTAGAGTTAATGGCAAATGCGTAAGTTTTATGGTCCATACGCATTTGCTATGATAATATTATTAATCGGCCTTTTGTTTCGCGTCTGCCAACAGTTCATCGCGTAACTTGGCAGATTCAACTGCATCGACTGCATCGACTGCATCTCTGCTATCAAAATCCACGGTTTCTTTTACGCCGACCAAATTGCCCTCTGCGTCCATTGTTTGTGTGAGAACGTTTCCGCTCTTGTTTGCCTTTTCAATGTTCTCCATAATCGCCTTCTTCTTTGTTTCGCGAACACGTTCCTCAAACTCCTTCTTGGCCATCTCCTCGTTCTTCAATTTCTCCTTGTGTAGCGCATTCAGCTCCTCTTCCAAATGCTCAACGCGACCAGTCTTGTATGCATCGGGATCCCAAGGCACCCAAACGCCAACGGGGCCGACATAAATATCGTGATTCGGGTCGTGTTCGCGCATCTTTTTGCACCTCTCCTCGGCCTCATCCTGTGTAGAATAAACGCCTCGGATTTTAAGACCACGCACAGACGTTTGGAAAGCGTGTTCTCGGTTGAAAGTTTCATTTAGCTTATCTTCCTGCTTATCCAAGAAATTCTTGTAATCGTCCTCAATGCCACTCTTCTTCAATTTATCAGTCTCTTCCTTGACAAACTCATTAAAGTCGTTAATCAATGTCTCCACCTTTAAATTGTACTTGTATGCAATGAAATGAATAAACTCAAAGTATCGTTCCATAGATTTAGAGAATTCCCAGTTCTTAATAAACTGATTGAACAAGTAAACCTCGCGCTTCTTTAAAATCTTGTCAGGAGAGACGAACGACATACACGCGAACTTTTGTCCAGCTAGTGGCGGGTCCTCGTCACATAAGTCCACGTACTTGGTGTTTTTCGTTCCGTCGGTATTTAGCTTCTTTTCAAAACTAGACATTTAGGCAGTATAATTGTTATATAGATCTTTATTTAAGTGTTTTCCACAAAATATAATTTACGGGAATAGCACTATCGCATAATTATTTAGCATATAATTAATTGTTGCGGCTCCTTTTTTTTTGTTGCAATATAATATAACACAATCACAATGCTTGATTTGAACGATTTAGTGAAACGTGCGATAAAGTACCTTATCGAGGGTTTAGTCGTGGCTCTTGCTGCCTTTGCCATCCCCAAGAAGCAACTTAACGTGGAGGAGATAGTCATTATCGCCCTCACTGCTGCTGCCACTTTCAGCATCCTTGACGTGTTCATTCCTTCTATGGGAGTGAATGCCCGCGGCGGTGCTGGATTCGGCATCGGTGCCAACCTGGTGGGTGGTTTGAAGATGGTGGCTTAAATCTAGCATTTAGCGCCTAATTTATTTGATTATAATTGTAATAATGGTAATCAAATCAGCGTTTATTAATAATAATTATAATTATGCATCGTAGTATGGGTTGTCGTGAATCTTCATCCCGCAATACTCCTGTGGTTTCTTTTTATAATCAATCGGTTCGTGCAGTCCTGCCTCTTTGGCGTTATCCAATAAAAACTTGAAATTCGACCAAAACTCACTCTTGTGTCCAATTGATTCGGTCATTATGTGCGATAATTCGTGAATGGCGACGAATGTGAGGGTATTTTCGTCAATCAGATTATTGTTGTCGTTTTTCTGTTGGTTTAAACAGAACGCCACCTTTTCTCCCTTGTTCTCACTATATGCGGTATAACTACTTGTCGGCAATGTCTCCATTACCTTGTCTGGATTAAATCCCGATACCAATCGTTTCACATCGTCTCGGTCTTTGTGGTGGTCTTTCATATATGCAACGAGCAATTTGCATTTGCCAGTTACAGTTGCCAATAAATCCGCTGCTTCGGCTACGCGTTTGCGGTCACGTACACAATATTTATTGCCATCCACAGATGATACTATACATTTCAACTGAAAACTTTCTGTATTATCATAGTATGTATATCCACATACGACGAGAACCAATATAATTATAACATATCCTAAAATATCTCCTTTTTCCATTTGTTGTCTTCTCTTATATAATATTCGCGATTTATTTATTACGAATATTATAAACGTCACATTGTGGCTACAATGTAATCAACACTTAACGGCCCAATTCAAGGGGAACGCGAGCCATGTCGGCCTCAATGGTGCTTTGGTTCCACGGTCCAACGTCCGCCTTCGCAATGACTGGGTCGGAACGCAATTGGAGATTGGCGTTGCGCAGAGACTGTCCAATGGTATCCAAACCAATGTGGTAACCCGCTTGAAGCAGGTCAGGCATCATCACATCACCACCCTTCATCGTGGAGGGGTTGAGTTCAGCCCACTGGCTGTTTCCGTCGGCAGGCAGCAACTCGCTAGGGTTAGCAACGGGTTGAAGAGCATAACCAGCAGCCGCCTGTGCAGGGGCAGCGGGGGCAGGGGCCGCGGCAGCTTGTTCGGGGGCAGCAGTGCCCTCCTCGGCAGGCTTGCCGCCTTCCATATTATCCATAAAACTGACCTTTCCACCAGAATAGCTTAATAGACCCCACACCAACACAATAAATATTATAACCACGAGAACAAACTCCTTGGTGAAGAACTTCGCAAGACCACTTTGAATTTCCTTAAACATTTTCGTTTATATAAACGGTTGACAAAATTTTTTACATCAAAATTCATTAAATGTACTAAATATATCTATTCCGATTTACTTGATTCAGTTGTATTATTCATTTTCAACGTCATTCTCTAAATCACTTTCATCACTTTCGCCACTTTCGTCGTCGCTATCATCAATGTCATCCAACATATATTTATTTTTGATGTTTTTTGCTTCTAAATAAGAAGCTAGCGCCAGTTCTCGTGCATACTTAGCCTTTCGTCTAGCCTCTCTGTACATCTCATAATATACATCATTTCGGTTCTTTAAAGTAATCTGGTCGTTCTCTGGCAATTCATCTAAATCAAATACAATTTCTTGCATTTCGTCTGACCCGATGTTCTCCATTTTGTCTTCTTTCTTGGTAGGTTCTGGGGCACTAATAATGGGCTCGGGCGGGGACACAGAAGTAACCGTCGTTTTGTTTTCGTCGGTTTTTACAAATATTCCTAAATCTGGGCTTGGTGCGGCAAGTTCTTGCTCATCCAAGGGCGTCACCATCGGTTTTTCGTCAACAATGTCCGTGCGGTTGCTCGTTACGGTTGCGGGTTCTTGGGGGTCGACATGGTTGACTAGACCACTACCGACATTTGCCGATTGCTTAAATAGGCACTTGTCAAATAAATTCGCGGGTTTTAGCACCATTGCTTGTTTTATTTCCATATCAATTTGAAAACTGCGAGCCGAGCATCGTATGCCTTGCACCTCAATAATTGACATTAACTGTGCAGTGCTGGTTATGGTGCTGTATTCTACCTCTTCGCCATCTTCATTGTATATTTTTAGTTTGGGCTTATCTAATATCGTCTGAATATTTGCGCGGATTGTATAATATTTACCTGATTTATATAATTTAATTGGCGATGTGAAGTAGTTCTCAATGTCGTGTAATTCCATTTCATTGTCAAACCACTTTGCTCTGTTTTCATAGATATATTTATGACAATGCGTTTCTAGGTTCTCCATCCATCGAATAAAATGTTCATTCTCATTAGTAAACATTAAATCACAATAATGTTTCTTGCCCACCTTGACAATTCCCTGTTTGCTAATACAGGCGGGGGGCTGGACATATAAATGGTTGCCGTTTTTTACTAAAAATTTGATGAAATGATTCCCACCGAGAACTGGGATAGGTTTCGTCAATTCCATTTTGCTAAAATCAAATGCGTCAAAATCGTCATTCGTACTGTATATGTTCTCCATTATACATAATAAGTAGGTCTCTTTATTATTATTTGTCGGCAAAACATTCGTTTAGTGGGATACGTTTGTTTCTTGCGGTTTAGTAAGTAATTACAGGACAAGAATGTTTGCAAAGCGCAAAATGGATGGATATGCTGGGTTTTTGCAAAATGAGAATATAAAGAATAATATCAACGAAATACTCAAACTGATCAGCGAGACAATATACAATGAAATAAATGTGTATATTTGGATTATTTGTTTTTACAACATCTTTTTGGCACTAATTATTTTAGCAAACTTATATTTGATGTTGAGACTATTCAACAAATTATCCAATGTTACGTATTTAGAGAAATAATATGTCCAAATATAATATAATATATAATGGCGCCTAAAATGCACGCTGGTAAAAAACAATCAAGACGTATGAGAGGTGGAATGACCACTGGTGAGTGGGGGATTAAGGTGTTTGGAGATTCCAATTCTCAGCACGCGATCGGAGCGGGTTCCAATGTTATTCATAGGAATGATCCGTATAGCATTGCTCCTCCTCAAATGAAAGGTGGTCGTAAACTGAAAGGTGGCGATTTGGGGGATTACATCCCAGACATTTTTGCTTCTGCTCCTGCCGCGCCTGCCGCTCCTGCCGCGCCTGCCGCTCCTGCCGCGCCTGCCGCTCCTGCCGCGCCTGCCGCTCCTGCCGAGGAGAAAGGCATATTAGATAAATTGTCTGGATTAAACCCTTTTGCTGACAATAATGCGGCTGTGTCTCCTCCTGTGGTGGAGGAGAGCCCTCCTGCGGTTGTTACGGGAGGCAAG